TCATCTGATATATGGATGGATCAAGTAGTTCTAGAAGCTAAAACTCAAGACCTCACTACTTATACAGAAACTAGCGAGCAGGTAGCTGCTGGTGGTTTTGACAATAATACTGGATATAGTTCTGTAATATGGGATGGATGGAGCACTACATGGACTGGGGGAGGTAGTGGAGAGAGATTAATTGATGAATCAAGTTATGATCATTATGGTAATTGGGTAGAGGGTCAAGGACAGAGAACTAGAGAAAAGTATAGAACTATTACTAAAACATTCCAAAGAGGCACTAATGCTAGTAGCACTCAACAAAGAACTGGTAGGAGATCTATACAAAGAGAAACCTTTACCACTCAGAATGAAGGAGAAAAAGTAATTAATAATGATTTAGTTCCTTATATGAGATCAAGAAATCTTGATTTCTCTGCTAAAGGACTAAAACCAACTACTGGTGTTTTTGCATTTTTTGATGGTGAGAATGTTAATAAGTTTATAATTCCAAAACTTCTTGAGATTAGTATGGTAACAGGAACTTTCCAAGTTGGAGAAACTGTTATTGGAACTACTTCTGATGGTAAAGAGTTGATTAGGTTTAGAGTCGCTGTAGCTAATCATAAATTAGGTCCATATAATAATCCAGGTGCTGTATATAATAGCAATCCTTATTATCAATTTACTCCAATTTATAGAAAAGGAGTTTTAATTGATAATATATTACCAGAAAATACAACAGGTTCTAATGATGCAACTTCAGTTTCATCTGAAGTTATTGATATTCCAGCTGAATATTCATCAACTTCTAATATTTTGAATGTTGATACATTAAGTTTAGCAGATAAATCAGAAAACATTTATCATGGATATGTTGAAAAAGGTCTTAAATTAGTAGGACAATCATCTAGTGCTCAAGCAACAGTTGGAGATCTTCATTTAAAATCTGATAATTTAGGAAGTGTAAGAGGATCTTTCTTTATTCCTAGTCCTAATGATATAACAACTCCAAAATTTGAAGCTGGTAAAAAAGTCTTTAGACTTTCTAGCAGTCCAAGTAATAGTCAAAAAGCAACAAATGTTGGTACAGATGCTTCTGAGACCTTTGAATCAACTGGTAGAATTGAAACTCTTCAATCAACCATTATTAGTGTTAGAAATATTTTAACTCACACTCAGATACAAACTGAGACTAGAACCACTGGAGGTGGAGGAGGAGGTAGCTATAGTACTACTCAAACTATTACAATAGGTTCTGATTCAGTAACGTTACCAACAGGTACATCTGGTGGAAATAGTTGTCCTACTCCAGATATGACAATTCTTTTATCTGATGGTTCTGTAAAATCAGCAGGAGAATTGCAAGTTGGAGATGAAGTTGATACATTACATGAAACAACTTTAGATCGTGGTAATCATAAAGTTACCTATGTAGAAATTGTACAATCTGATATATTAGAACTTGATTTTTCAGGAACTACTATTAAATGTTCTACAACACACAAATTCTATTCTAATAATGGATGGGTTGAGGCACAAGATCTTGTTGTAGGTCAGAAGGTTTCTCTGCTTTCTGGTGAAGTAGAATTCACAGGTTCTACTGATCTTGGTCAAGGAGATGTTGTAAAAATTCAAATTGAGGATGCTCACACATATATTTGTGAAGGATTCTTATCTCATAACAAGACACCTGGTGGTGGTGGTGGTGGTCAAGAAGAGGAAGTTGTTGTTGAGGTTGAGCAAATACCATTCCAAGTAGGAAAAGGTGGAACTAGCGATGGAACTTTAGATGAGGGAACTAAAGTAGTAGATGTAATAGATGAAGCTGAATGGAAAACTGCAGTAGCTCAAAGAGTTACTTATGTTGATGTTGATCAAATTACTGAGCAAGAATGGATTGATGCTGGTCGCGGTGAAGATGGAACTCCTGATGTGGGAGCTATAGTAACAGAAACTATTGTAGAAGTAGTTGATGAAGACACTGGAGCAACAGTGCAAGAGACAAGACTTGTTGTTGCTAATGAGTATGGTAGTGAAACTGCAGAAACAGAAGTACAAATTGAGCAGCAAAATCTAACTGTATTCACCAGTTATGATGACATGAATGCAGCTATAGCAGCTTCTCAAGATACTACTGTAACATTATCTGATGGATCAACAGTTTCTGGTACTGGTGGAGAACTAATAACAAATTATGATGATGCAACTGAAAGTGGAACTGGAAGAGTTGTTGCTTTTGTTGCTGAAGCAGATCCAGTTGATCAAGTTTATCTTGATAGATTAGGTAGAGCACCTGATGGATCAGGTAAAAATTATTGGGAAGAGCAGATGAGAAATGATCCCAAGACTGCTGCTGCTATGGCGATTATAGATTCTGATGATGATGTTCATAGGGGAACTGGTACTTATGATGATGCTTCTGCAGTAATTCAAGAGTATCTAAATGATTTCTTTGATGGTCAAGAAGAAGTTCAAGCTAAAGAAGCAGCAGAAGAAGCAGGAGAAGATTGGGAGGGTGTTAATGCATTCTGGGATGGTAAAGGTCACTCTTCCTTTGATAATCAAAAAGTTTTATGTGCAAATAAAACAGACCCTCTCGCTCAATCATTCTTCTCTGCAGATAGCACAGGTATCTTTATTAGTAGAGTAGATGTTTATATGGCATCTAAGGATGACACTCTTCCATTGATGGTTCAATTAAGAACAGTAAAAATGGGACTACCTACTGAAGAAATAATTCCTTTTGGTGAAGTAGTAATTGATCCAAAAGATGTTTTACTTTCTGATAATGCTACAGTAGCTACTCCAGTAGTATTCCCTTCTCCAGTTTTCCTACCACCAGGAGAAACTTATGCTGTTGTTCTTTTATCAGTAAGCACAAATTACAGTGCTTGGATATCTAGAGTTGGTGAAGTTGATATTCAAACTCAAAATAGACCTGAAGCTGAGCAAGTAACTGTTTCTACTCAACCAACATTAGGTTCTTTATTTAAGTCTCAAAATGGTTCAACTTGGAATCCAAGTCAGTGGGAAGATCTTAAGTTCACTCTTTATAGAGCAAACTTTACTCAACCTAGAGGAAATATCAATTTCACAAATCCACATCTTTTAACTTATTCTGATGATATAAGTCCATTGGTAAAGGATTCTCTAGAAATTGATTCAAATAAAATAAGAGTAGGATTCAATACTACCATATCTGATACAGGTATAACTTTAGGTAATATAGTTCAACAACATGGTACTAATGCCACTGGAAGATATGTTGGTTCTGCAGGAACAGCAACTGGAAATTTAACTATTACTAATGCTGGTGTTGGATATACACCTTCTGCTGCTAGTGAAACATATAATCATGTTTCTATGGTTACTCAAACTGGAAATGGTAGAAATGGTACATTAAATCTTACTATCACTAATGGAGTGGCAATCGCTGCTACTGTTGTAAATGGTGGTAGTGGTTATCAAATAGGTGATGTAGTTGGTGTTGCTACTGTAGGATTAACTTCTTTAGGAAGAAACATTCAATTCTCCATAGCATCTCTTACTGGAAATAATGAATTTGTCCTTGACAATGTTCAAGGTGAATTTGCAACTGGTGTGGGTAAAACAATTCAATATGTTACTAGTGCTGGAATAGTTACTCTTAACCACACTGTTGGTGGAAATGTATTCTTATCAGCTTCTCCAGTTACAGTAAATGATGGATTGCATATTAAGGTAAATCAAAAGAATCATGGTATGCATTCAAATCAAAATACAGTTACCTTAACTGATATTGAATCTGATATTCAACCAACAGAGTTAGCAGCAGATTATGATTCAACTTCTACTGGATCTATTATAGTTGATGATGGAACAGAATTTGCTTCATTTGAAAATGTTGGTGTTGGTTCTACTAACTTGGGTTACATTAAAGTTGGAAGTGAAATTCTTTCTTACAGTGGAGTAGTAAATAACACTTTAACTGGGGTTACTAGAGGGGTAGATTCAACTCAAACTTTAAGTCATTCTAATGGTGATTTTGTTCATAAGTATGAATTAGATGGTGTTTCTTTAAGAAGAATTAACACTAATCATAATACAGCAGATGCTACAGTTACAGATGCTACTGGATTGGATCATTATACTCTTAAAGTTGACATGTCTTCTAATGGTGTTGATAGGTCAGTAGGAACTAGTTTACCAAAACTACATTTTAATGATACTAAATCCACTGGTGGTCTTAATATTCTTTCTAGTGAAAATATTCCATTTGAAGTTGTAAGTCCAATTATTCAGAATATTACTCCTACTGGAACTAATCTTAATGCTCAAATTAGAACAGTTACAGGATCTAGTATAGATGGATCTGAAGTGCCTTATCAAGATAAAGGATTTGAAGAAATTAGTTTAACTTCTAATAACTATATGTCCAGTCCTAGAATGATCGCTTCTAGAATTAATGAGACTACATCATTAACAACTCTTCCTGATAATAAGTCTTTCACATTAAATCTATCTTTTGAAACTAATTCTCCTATAATATCTCCAATAGTTGACTTAGATAGAATTGGAATGATTCTTACATCTAATAGATTGAATAATCCTGTAAGTGATTATACAACAGATGATAGAGTTAAGAGTTTGATTAATGATCCTCATGCATTTGTATATGCTTCTCAACCAGTAACTTTAGAAAATGGAGCAACATCTATTAAAGTTCATTTAGAAGGTCATATTAATGTCACTAGTGATATTAGAGCATTCTATGCAATAGCAGAAGATGAGAATTCTGAATTTATCTATCAACCATTCCCTGGACATACTAATCTATTAGCAACAGGTCAAGTTATTGATCCAGCTAAAAACAATGGATTGCCTGATAAATTAATTCCTAAGACTGATGTTATAGCATATACATCTAAACAAGTAGTATGGAATGATTATGAATTTAGTATTGACAATCTTCCTACATTTAGATGTTTCAGCATTAAATTAGTTGGTAGTGGTACTAATCAAGCACAACCACCTAGAATGAAAAATCTAAGAGTTCTTGCTCTAGCATAATATGAAACATACAAATGTAGAAGGTCATACTGACTTAGTTCGTGATAGTAGCACAGGTGCTATTTTAAATAATGATAAAAGTCAGTACGATCAATATCTAACTCTTCGTGCAAAAAGACAACAAAAGACAGAGAGAATAGATAATATGGAGGATGATTTGAAATCTTTAAAGGATGATATTAATGAAATTAAAACTTTACTAAAAGCACTATCTAATGGCTAAAAACACTCTTACATTTGATCCTAGTTCTGGTGTTGCATATGGTGTAAATCTCACCATCAATACTGGAGCAGATTTGGATGCTGACTATACTGTAGTTGGTACATCTGGTACTGCTTTTGATTTTACTGGATATACTGGTTCTGCTCAACTTGCTAAGAGTGTAGCGATTGGATCATCTCAACATGCATTAAAAACCTTTGAAGTTGGTTTTACTAGTGCTAAAGGTGGAGAGTTTAGATTATCATTAGGTTCTACTGCTACTAGAACTTTATCAGAGGGTAGATATGTATATGATGTTTTAATTGGTTCTGGGTCATCAGTTTATAGAATAGTATCAGGAGATGTGTTAGTTATAGCAGGTATCTCTTCTGCTCCTTCATAAATAACATTATACTAGTAAAGTAGATAAATGGCGCAACCAAGTACAAGAGGGGAACTTATAGATTACTGCAAAAGGCAGTTAGGTGCTCCTGTGCTAGAAATTAACGTTGCAGATGAGCAAATAGAAGATATTATAGATGATGCTGTTCAATTCTTTCAAGAAAGGCATTTTGATGGTGTTTATCAGTCATATAGAAAATATAAAATAACTCAAGCAGATATTGATAGAGGAAAAGCAACTGGTGGTGCAGGTATAACGACTACCACAGTAGATACAACAGTTGGAGTTACTACTCAATTCACTTATACTGAGAATAGTAATTATCTTCCTATTCCTCCAGAAGTTATAGGAGTCACTAAGATATTCCACTTTGATGGTAGTAATACTATTACTAATAATATGTTCAGTGTGAAGTATCAGTTATTCTTAAATGACATTTATTATTGGGGTGCTACTGAACTTCTTTCTTATGCAATGGTAAAAACATATCTAGAAGATATTAACTTCCTATTGACTACTGAGAAGCAAATAAGATTTAATAAAAGACAAGATAGATTATATTTAGATCTTGATTTTGGTAGTTTATCAGTTGATGATTATCTAGTAATAGATTGTTTTACTTTATTAGATCCATCAACTTATCCTAGAGTATGGAACGATTCATTTTTAAAACCATATACTGTTGCTCTTATTAAAAGGCAGTGGGGACAAAATATGTCTAAATTTCAAGGTGTTAAATTACCTGGTGGTGTAGAATTGAATGGTATGGAAATGTATGAACAAGCAGAAAAAGAATTGGAAAGAATTAGAGAGATGATGTCTAATACTTATGAAATACCACCTCTTGATATGATAGGATAATGGCATTAAATCCTTATTTCCTGCAAGGGTCTTCTACAGAGCAGAATCTAGTCCAAAGCTTAATCAATGAACAGATTAAGATGTATGGGGTGGATGTCTATTATATCCCTAGAAGATACATGACCAAGACTACTGTAATACAGGAAGTCATAGAGTCTAAGTTTGAAGAAGCAATTCCATTAGAGGCATATGTAGATACCTTTGATGGATATGAGGGACAAGGTTCTCTTCTATCAAAGTTTGGTGTTCAGGCACTTGATGATCTAACTCTTGTTATATCAAGAGATAGGTTTGAGAATTATATTACGCCACTTATTAAGAATATACCAAACATAGAATTAGCGACTAGACCTAAGGAAGGAGATTTAATATACTTTCCATTAGGGGATAGGTTATTTGAGATTAAATTTGTAGAGCATGAGAAACCATTCTATCAATTAAAAGAGAGATATGTTTATGAACTTAGATGTGAGCTTTACAGATATGAGGATGCTGTTGTTGATACAGGAGTGGGTGATATTGATGATAACCTAGAGAAAGCAGGTTACATTGAAACACTTACTCTAGTGTCTTCAGGAACCACTGCAGTTCTTACTGCAGGAATAGTAGATGGAGCATTAAGCAAGGTTACTATTTCTAATACAGGAAATGAATATACCAGTCTTCCAAGGGTTGCTATTTCATCTGCTCCTTCTGCAGGTTTAACTGCTGTAGGTATAGCATCTATGAGGGATGATATAGTGGATTATGATGGAGAGAAATCTTATAGGATACGTAGAATAGATCTTATCAATCCAGGCTATGGATATACTGTAGGTCAAGAACCAGAGATCTATACAGTTGGTGGTGGAGGTGCAGGATTTGCTGCTACTGCCACTGTATCTAATGGATCTATTGGAATAGTAACAATTACCTCTGGAGGTACTGGATACTCTACAGTCCCAGTAATATCCTTTACAGGAGCACCTGAAGGTGGTACAACAGCATCTGCTGTGGCATACATCAATAGTGTAGGTATAGTTACTCAGATTGGTATTACTGATGCTGGATCTGGATATACTACTCCTCCAACTATCACAGTCACTGCACCTTATATGGGTGGTTCTGGTAACTATGTCTTTAATGAAGTAGTTACTGGTGCTGCTACTAGTTCTACTGGTAGAGTTAAATCTTGGGATGCTTCTACTATGGAACTTAAGATTTCTATTATTAGTGGAGCATTCAATGATGGTGAAGTTATTACAGGTGGTACATCTGGTGCTGAGTATGAATATCAGAAAGTTTCTGAGTCTAATACAGACGATGGATTTGCTGAAAATACTAGTATTGAAACTGAAGCAGACTCAATTATAGACTTCACAGAGACTAACCCATTTGGGATGCCATAAATAATACACTAGGATTGTAACAATGTTTGAATATTTTTATCACGAAATAATGAGGAGGACCATTATATCCTTTGGTTCTATCTTCAATAATATTAATATAAACCATGATAATAGTGATGGTTCTGTTGTAAGCACTACTAAAGTTCCTCTTGCTTATGGACCTACTCAAAAGTTCTTAGCGAGATTGGAGCAAGTACCTGATTTAAACAAACCAGTTCAGATTACATTACCAAGAATGTCATTTGAACTAAATGGACTTAATTATGATCCTGCAAGAAAATCAACAACTACACAAACATTTTTAAAAGGTGTAAAGGGAGATAAGAAGACTTTAGCAAAAACATATTTACCTGTACCATATAACCTAGATTTTGAACTTAGTATATTTACTAAGTTGAATGATGATATGCTTCAGATAGTAGAGCAAATCCTTCCATACTTTCAACCTGCCTATACTGTAACAGTAGACCTAGTTGATACTATTGGAGAGAAAAGAGATATTCCTATTGTCTTAAATTCCATCACTACTAGTGATGATTATGAAAGTGATTTTTCTACTAGAAGAGC